TGCCTTTTCCTCGGTTCCCAAAACCACCGACGCGGCACGTCCTATTGCGCTGCTGACCGTATCCTCGACGTACCAACGTTTCATTTGGACGTTGTACGCGGTGACCATGCCATGTGCATAATCGATGGCGGCTGGTTTTTCATCCTCATAATGGCGATAAATTTTGCATTCTATGAGGATGTAACCCTTTTCCGGATTCCAATCGATGATGGATGTTTCGATCCGGTTAGTTGGATAGGTGGCGTGCAGTCTGATGACTTTCTGATTTACGGTTTCGTAATGGTCCAGGAATGACATTATTTGGCCACCTTAGATTTGCCCATTGCCATGCCGATTGATCGGCCATGATGGTAACCGACGGATTTGCCGTCGCGGTAGCCCATCGAATACAAAATGGTTCCGATTGATAGTTGCGCCAATACGGCGAACCCGATGATTTGTTCCATGCTCATTTTTTCTCCCGATGGCAGTTGGTTGGTCTGCCTGGAGATAATGTGACGCATTGGACCGACATTTGCAAGATTCACGCCTGATTTTCGGCGTGTCTAAGCCTTCGGATGATCCTTCAAATGCTCGATGAGCAATGACCGGATTTCCCGTACATCTCCCCGGATACCTTCGGCGAATCCATTTGATACGGGTCGGGAATTCTTTTCAGCCTTAGCTGCGAAAATGGCCGCAATCGATGAAATCGTTGCAGCGGCGATCAATCCAATCGCGGCGATTGTTTCGGTCATTTGTCATTGTTGCCGAATGCAGCATCATTTGGGTTTAGGTACCGGAGGATTACCGGGGCCACGGCGGCAATGCCTGCCATTGCGATGGCCTTTGGATCGGTCACGCCGGCCATGTAAACGGCGAGGCCTGCGGCTAAGAATGAACGCAGCCATGAGGCCGCCATCGCTTTAAATTGGTTCATTTCGATGTCTCCAGTTTCTTTACTAGCGCAGCGACCTTCGCCGGCGTCAATCCAATTTCAAAATGCATTTCATCTTTTCGGTTTTTGTAATCTCCACCCCAAATTAAACCGTATTTTTTGGCCAGGGCTCTGATCATGGGAACTTTCTCATTTGGGAATGTTCCGACCTTGCCCAATGGATGACGGGTCGCATTTAGATCGATGGCGGTTCCGCTTGAATGATTGCTCAGTTTGTCCGTGGTACCGCGTACCATTCGGAAATGGTAGCCCCAATCATCCAGCCCACCTTCATCGATGGGTTCAATCAATTCATGGAATTCCGCTGCAAAACCAACCAATAACGGTGCAACTGCTTTGGCACAATGCAATTTGATTTTTGTTCCGGGAACCAAAAACGTTTCAATTCCCAATTCGGCACGGTCTTTAGATGCCGGCCATCCGTTTTGTGAAATCATGAAAGTAGCAGTTTAGCCTCATCGGCGGTTAGCCCTAGACGATCCAAAATGGCCTGTTTAGAATCAATTTTTGATTGAATTTCCTGAGCAACGGCCAATTCAACCGCTGGCCATTGTTCCTCTAATTCTGCCAATGTTGGTTTTGGTGTATCACTTAACCAATTAAGTCCGGCGTAATCCTCGCCAACCAAATGCCATTCCTGGCCTTTGTAATTAAGTGTAAGAATCTGACTGATGTCCATGATTATGCTCCAATTTCCATGACGATAATTCCTGCGGATGGGGTTCGGACCGTGAAAGATGAGTTTACATCGTTGAAAGTACGTCCCAAATATGCAGTGCCTGTGCCCACGTCGGTTTTGTATTGCATAGCGTAAGTAGTCGCTGACGTTGTCGCTGGCGAATCCAAAAATGACGCGTGTGACTGGCTGCTGTAGTTTGCATTCGATGGATTAAATAGGATTCCTGTTGCCTGAGTTCTTGATCCTGATGCATCACCCACAAAAATGCCTGTGCCGCCTCGTGCCAATCTGAATGGAATTTGTGTGACGGATGTATCACTTGCGCCTGAAATGTATGCCATGACTAGAATTTTGCTCGTTGATAATGTTGGGGTAATGCTCACCGTAATTGCGTCAACGAATGAACCTGAACTCGTGCTTTGTGTTGCCGTGTTTGTAGCAGACACCACCTGCAAAACTTTACCGCCACCTGCAGCTGATGCCCATTTTAAACCCGTTGCAGCCGTTGAATCTGCTACTAGAACCTGACCATTGCTACCAACGGCCAATCGTGAAACGGTATCAGCGGCGGTTGCTGCAATAAGATCACCTTTAGCGTCAACAATAGATTTTGCCACGGCGGCGTTTGCAAGATCGTAGGCAGATTTCACACTGTTAGGTGTTGCCGCCGTTGTGGTTGATGTTGATGATGTTGAATCGGTAAGTTGCACCGCACCGGATTGTGTAGTTGATGAGGATTGAATTCCTACAGTGATTGCGCCAGATGTACCTCCACCGGTCAACGGTGATGTGGCCGTGATTCCGGTGATATCACCCTGATCATTTGCGATCCACGTGAAATCCATGTCGGCGTTTGTAGCCTTTGAAAGAATTTGACCGGTTGTGCCACCTAACAAATCGGCCATCGATGTTGCAACCGCTTGACCGAAAACTTCAAAATCGGCAGGCAGGTCCGTGACCAAATCTGTGTTCGTCGGCATTTGCCAGTTGAATGGGGTGGTTGGATTGCTCATATTTTCTCCTTATGCTACGACTAGCGCATTTTCCCACGTGAGTGTGTTTGTAATTGTGTTCCAGGCTTCCGACACGCTGACTTCTTGCCACTTCAATGCCTGGATTGAATAGGCCAACGGCGATAACAATGCCGTAACCGACAGGGTGTTGTACCCAGCGGAAAATTGCCAACCTTCCACAAATCCCAGATATTGCCCGGCGGTCATGTTGTCCGGCAAATCTGAAATGCGCAATGGCATTCCCATAAATATGTTGATCATCGAATCCCGGTCTTGATCATCCAATTCCGGGTTGGTCAATTCATAGGTGATTGATTGCATCATGGCCTGTGGAAATGCTCGCAATGTTAAATAAAACGCCGCCTGGGCTTCGGCATCAGCTTGATCGTGCAATGTGGTGGTGATTACCTGAGCCAGACGGCCAAATGTGGCCACTGACGTCAAATCCTCATCGGATACTTCACTGTTCGAATTTGCCCCGTATTTGATGGTTACATCATTTCGAACATCACCGGATCGGGTTTGAATCTTTATGCCGCTGGCTAGGGCTTGATTCGCGGTAACGTCCACGTATCCATTGGTTGCAAGATATTGGGTCCGGTGTGTGGAATCCGCATATGAGATCTGCCCCTGGGCATTTTCGTAGATATAACCCAGCCCCGATGTGGCCAATGCCGAAACCAATGAATAAACATCGATGACGTCGGCACCTCTAGCTGCAAGATCATAATTTCCTGGTGTATCAATCTCACCCAATCCCACATTTTGCGCCTGGGCCCATGTTTCGGTTGCAGGTTGATAATTACCCCACGTCAATGCGGCCGGAACCTCTGACCAGTTATTGATCAACAAATCCGTCAAAACTTCAAGAATTTGATCGCCGTCAAAATCACGATTTAAACTGGTGGACCATAGTGCCTTCGGCAATCGTGAAAGGGCTCCCAACGCAACGATTGAAATTACCTGGCTAATTGCTACCGATCCACCCTGGGCCACTTCAATGGAAACATCGGTGACTGACCCACCCCAAATTGGAACAAATGTATTCGTTGAATCTTTGATCGATATGCCGACGGAATCATTGATGTTGATTGAAACCTGCGATTGCGTCACGTTGTAAATTGAAAGATTGCAATACCCAGCCTGGGCCTGCTCATAAATGTTTGTGCGGCCACTGGTTGCCGTTAGATTTGCAAGAACGTAGTTTTCATAGCTGATGCCATTGATGGTCACCTGCCAAATTGGATTCCAAATGGTCATGATGTGACCAACGCATTGGCACCGTTTGTCCCACGATAAAACGAATTATTCAAAACGTTGATAATGGTTCGGGCCGTACCTTCAGGGTCGATGGCACCAGATACGTTCAAATTGATGACCGTTCCTCCACCCATTGCATTGTTTGGAATTATCGAACCGTTTGATTTAGGGGTGAAAATCTCCGGGCCACGTTCACCGACTAGGTATGACGTGCCACCTGATACCGGGCCACCGTTGGCCCTACCGCCGCCAAATACCGTGTCGATTGCTCCACCGATTGCCTGGGTGACGGGATTGTTTTTGATGAAATTGACGATGTTTTTGATTGCGTTGAATGCGCTATTGACCAACGAAACAAGGTTGGCAAATAGTCCAATAACAATTCCGATGGCCGTTCCCAAGGTATCGAACGCGGCTCCCAATATCTTGCCAACAACCGGGGCATATACATCACGAATGAATTTAGCAACGGTCTTGAACAATTCAAGCAATGGGGCCAACTTCTCACGGTTTTCGTCAATCTTGCCCGTGACCTTTTCAAATGCAGATCGCAGTCCATTGATAATTGGCGTCAAGAATGTTGAAATGGTCGGGATCACGTAGTCCGTGATAAATGCCCAAATTGCTTGAAATGTTGGAATAACAAAATCCTTGATGTAATTGGTCAACGTTTCAAAAACGGGTGTAAGTTTTGGACCTAATTCCTCAGCCAGTTTTTGGATGGTTGGAATTACGCTATTGACGAAACCACTGACCATTGGGGTGATTGCGTCCAATACAAATGATCCGACGGTTTCCTTGCCTTCATTGAATGCAACCTGCAACCGATCCATTTTGCCGGCAAATGTGTCTGCCTTCTCTGCCGCCTGGCCTCCGAATGTTTCGGCCAATTTGGCGGTGATTTCCTCCATGGACATTGTTTTAAGTTCGGCGGCTGATAGCCCGATCCCTAATTTTGCCAACGATGCGGCATTGCCTTCCTGGGCCTTCGCCATCGCATTTGTGACGGCCTCTAATGACTTACCTGAACCGGCGGCCACATCGATGGCCACGGCCTGCAATTTCAATGCGGCATCGGAATCAGATGTTGCTCTGACCAGTCTTTCAAAACTGGGACGCAGCTCATCGTCGGTGATGCCGGTCAATAATGATGTTTTTGTGATCTGAGATTCAACGGCGGCAATTTGTTTGTTCGTTGCACCGGTAACGTTTACCAGGGTTCCGGCCAACTTAGCCTGGGCCGCTTCATCCTCGATTGCAGCCTTGACGCCATCAACCAACAATTTGCCGGCATAAGCTGCGGCGGCTACTCCGGCGGCGGCGAACGCTGCCCCTGCTACCTTGCCGAATTTTCCTAATTTATCGCCAAATGACGAAACCTCAGTGGCACCACTATTCAGGCTTTTCTTTAGATTATCGACGTCACCCAGAATGGAGAGTTTTAGCGTTCTTGATCCTTGACCGGCCATCACCACTCCTTCGCAATTTTACTGAATGAATTTTCCCATTCGTTGATGATATATGGTTGTTCGGCACGCAGGGTTGGATAAATAAACCAACCGCGTGATCCTCGACCTTCACGGCCTGACCACACTGGAAATTGCTTGAATCTATTTGATCCGAATTCCGATCCACCCCATAAGTCACGGGTAGTTGCTCCACCTGAGAATTTCTGCGATACGAAACCGAATGAAATTTCACCGATCTTGCTTGACTTGCTCACCCGTGATCCTTCGGCGATGCGGCTGGCTACATTGCTTGATTGCAGACTGCTCGCCTTTGTTGAAATCTTGCCCTGGAGATATTCAGCCAATGCCCCGGAAACTAATTTCGCTTCCTGGACCGCCTGTTCGTCCATTGCCTTGAATGCACCAACAATTTTGCGCAGTTCGGCTTTATCGTAAGCAATAGCGTCATCGGCCATTTCGTTGCTCCAATACTTCCTACGCGGTCAAAATCTTTTCGGCGGTGTCCCATTCGGACATGGGAATTTGCGTGGCAATCGCTAGTTCAATGACTAGACTGCTGAGACTG